CCCGGCACCGGCCCGGCCTGCCGTCGCCCCGTCCGGCCCCGCCGCCGGAAAGGTACTGCCCCCCGCCGGCGGGCGCGGTGCGGGTTCCGAAGCCCCAAAATATTTCTAGGTGCATAATTTTTTGAAGGGCTTCCGCGTTTTTGACCCACGAAAAGGGGGTACGGGTCAAAAAATTGTAAGTCCGGGGCAAACATGGCGGTAACGTCACCGGGATGGCGGACGCTTACAATTTGTAAGCAACTCACGTTTTGCCGGTGTCAACAAATCATTCCGGTGTGATCTTGTTGAGGTCAACAAAATCGGGATAGACCATCTTGCCGGGGCTGGCAAAATGGTGGCTATGTCATAAAGTGTTTACATTTGAAAGCCCCAACCGGCAAAAGATAAGACGTTATAAGACGGTTTTGGTGCTATACTTAGTACAGTGAAATTATGGAGAGAGGCCCCACGGCGGCGAACCGAGGGGCCTTTTTCATACACTGTTGCTTACAAGTTGTAAGCAACCCGAAGAAATGCCGCAGGACCGGCGGCGAAACTGAATGCTCTGCCTGGATGATTTGCCAGACGGGGCATTTTTTATTGGAGGAAAACCAAATGGCAAGGCGAAGCGATGAGCGCGATGCCGCCCGCGCTGAGTACATTGCCCGGATGGAGAAGGACGGAGAAGTGAATCTTCGGCAGCTGGCGGACGATCTCCATCTTAAATATGATACGGTCCGCCGATGGAAGGCAAAGGACGGGTGGGACCCGCCCGCACCCCGGAAGCCCGGCGGACAGCCGGGAAACAAAAACGCCGTGGGCAACCCCGGCGGCGGGGCACCTGTCGGGAATGAGAATGCAATGAAGGATGGAGCCTATGCGACCATCTTCTTTGACAAGCTCACCCCGGAAGAAAAACAGATCGTAGAGAATGCGCCTCGGAACAGCACCGAGCTGACTTCCCACGAAATCGGTGTACTGCTGCTCCGGGAAAAGTACATTCTGGACAAGATCAAAGAGTATCAGGCTTTACCACCTGACCAGATGATTACATCCAGCGTCATGGATATGCGAGTACCCGGCGGACGTGGCAAGCGGAAGCGGGACGGCGCAAACCAGCAGATCGGTATGTATCAGAAGGAGACCCCGGCACAGCGTATCTTGCAGCTGCAGGAAGCCTTGAACAAAATTCATGGCCGCATCCTGTCTGCGGCGGCCCAGATGCAGAAAAACGAAATGGACAAGCTGCACCTGGAAACCGAACAGCAGCGGCTTGAACTGCTGCGCATCCGGGCAACCGGCGAGATCGGAGAACCGGGGGACGGTGACAAAGATGCTGTACACGAGTAAGGCCGTTGGCGAATGGCTGGGTATCACTGACCGTCAGGTGCGGAACCTGCGGGATCAGGGCGTGCTGTCCGAAGTCCGGCCCGGTGTCTTTGACATGAAGGTCTGCGTCCGGCAATACCTGAACTTCAAGATCGGCAACAAAGACGATCAAGCCCGTCTTGTTGCTGCCCGTGCCGAGCGGGAGGAAACCCGCGGCAAGATCGAGAAAATGCGGATGGAGGAAGCCCAAGGCGACCTGCACCGCACCGAGGACGTAGAACGCGCCCTGAAAACCATCTTTGCAAATTTCAAGAACCGGCTGGAAACCATCCCGACTAAGTACGCAAGTACCATGGCCCAGCTGACCGACCCGGCGGAAGCCCACGATATTCTGCAAAAAGCAGTGCAGGAAGCACTTGTGGAATTGAGTGACCCCGAAATTGCGCTGGCAGCACCAGCGGGGGAGGAACCCGAAGATGAGCAGGAAGAATAAATGCCGGGGTTGTGTCTGGGGAACCCGGCTGAATGAGATCCAGCAGTTCTGCCCGTTCGGCGGCTGTGTGAAGAAAGGCGGCGGCAGCAATGGCGATGATCCACCTGGAACCGCAGACTGCACAGATGTTCAGCCGGGCACTGGGTGCGCTGAAGCCGCCCCCGAACCTGACCCTTAGTCAGTGGGCAGATAACTACCGCCGCTTGTCGGCGGAAGCATCCGCAGCACAAGGCCGTTGGAATACGGACAACGCACCTTTCCAGCGGGAGATCATGGATGCCATCGGGGATGTCCATATCCGCAAGGTGGTAGCCATGATGTGCGCCCAGTCCGGCAAGACCGACGGCCTGATCCTGAATACCATCGGGTACTACATGAGCTACTACCCGGCCCCTATCATGATCGTGCAGCCTACGGTGAACCTGGGCGAGAGCTTCAGCAAAGACCGTCTGGCTACCATGATCCGGGACACTCCGGTGCTTCGGGGCCTTGTGGATAACAAGAGCCGCTACTCCGGCAACACGATCATGAAAAAGAACTTCGCCGGTGGTCAACTGACCATCGTTGGCGCAAACGCCCCGACCGATCTGCGCGGCCGCCCCATCAAGGTGCTGCTGGCGGACGAGGTGGACGCTTACAAAGCCAGCGCCGGCAAAGAAGGCGACCCGGTCATGCTGGCCGAGCAGCGTCAAACGACCTACTGGGATTACAAGACGGTGCTGGTGTCTACCCCCACCGACAAAAACAACAGCCGCATTTTGGACGAGTTCAACGCATCTACCCAAGAGGAATGGACGGTGCCTTGCCCGAACTGCGGCTTTTATCAGCCCTTTGTTTGGGACAACATGGTGTTCGACAAGGAAAAGTGGCCGGAAGGCGGCGTGCAATACCGTTGTGCCGAGTGTGGCTGCCTTGACAACGAATACCGCTGGAAGAAAAACAGCCTGCAAGGAAAGTGGCACGCAGAACACCCGGAACGGTCTGTGCGGGGCTTCCACATGAACAAGATCGGCTCCACCCTCTGCGGGTGGGACAAGATCGTGGAGGACTTTATTGCCGCTGACCTGGATGCACAGCGCGGCGATTACGAGAAGATGCAGGTCTTTGTGAACACCGACCTGGGCTTGCCGTGGGAGGAACCGGGCGAAGCGGTGGAGGCAAACAACCTGCTGGACCGCCGCGAGTTCTACGAGGCCGAAGTCCCGGACGGCGTAGTGTACCTGACGGCTGGTGTCGATACCCAGGATAACCGCTTCGAGGCCGAAGTGGTGGGCTGGGGTATCGGCAGAGAAAGCTGGGGCATCCGGTACCAACGCATCTACGGCGACCTGAAACGCGGTCAGGTGTGGGCAGACCTGGACGAGTTCCTTTCCCGTACATGGAAAAAGAAAGACGGCACGGAACTGTCCCTGCGGTCTGTCTGCATGGACAGTGGCGGCCACTTCCCGGATCAGGTCATCCGGTTTTGCAAAGAACGGGAGGAACGGCATATCTGGGCCATCAAAGGCCGCGGCGGCATGGACGTACCCTACCTGCGCAACCCCACTCAGAACAACCGCGTCAAGGGCGAACTGTTCACCTTGGGCGTTGACACCGGCAAGAACCACGTCCTTGCCCGGCTGAAAGTGCTTATCAAAGGCCCAAACTACTGCCACTTCCCGGCGGCAGAAGATGCCGGGTATGACGAAAATTATTTCAAGATGCTTACTGCGGAACACAAGGTCACACGCTGGAAGTCTGGCCGCAAAGTGGAACGGTGGGAGCTGAAGGATCCGGCGCAGAAACGCAACGAAGCATTTGACGTGCGGAACTACGCGACGGCTGCGCTGGAAATCAGCAACCCGCCCGGTCTGGAAATCCCCGGTGAGGATGCACAGCGTCCTGCACAACAGCGCCAGTACCGCAGAAGGAGATCGGGAGGTATCTAACCAATGCCTGTTATTTCAAAAGAGACCGCCCAGCGGCACCTTGATATGTGGCTGGAAGCTGAGGCTGCCGTATCGACCGGGCAGAGCTACCAGATCGAGCAGATGGTCTTGACCCGCGCCAGCCTGAAACAGATCCGGGAAAGCATTGCTTTCTGGGAAAAGAAAGTGGCTGAAGCGGAAGCGGAGGAAAGGGGCCGGGGCAGAAACCGGATCTACCACTTCTCTCCGCATGACGTGTAAGGAAGGTGGAGCACATGGCGAATTTCCTTGATAAGGCCATTGCGGCAATCTCCCCCGAAAAGGGGTATCGCCGCGCTGTGGCCCGCACGGCGCTGTCTGTCATAAACAACGGTACCGGCTACGGAAACTATGGAGCTTCCCACACATCCCGCTCTATGCGGAGCTGGCACGTTGGCGGCGGCAGTGCAAAAGAGGACATCGAGGACAATCTGGAAACACTGCGCAAGCGGAGCCGGGATGCTTACATGGGTATCCCACTGGCAGCCGGCGCAATCAAGACCCTGCGCACTAATGTGGTGGGGAGCGGCCTTGTGCCGACACCCCAGGTCGATGCGGACTATCTGCACCTGACCGAGGAACAGGCTGACCATTTGCAGGCGGAAATTTCCCGCGAGTTCAGCTTGTGGGCGGATAGTGCGGCCTGCGATGCAAGCGGCATGGATAACTTCTGGCGGCTGCAAACACTGGCATTCACCAGCTTCCTGATGAACGGTGACGTATTTGCAGCAGTGCAGTTCAAAGAACGTGGGAACTGGCCGTATGCCTTGCAGCTCCGGTTGATCGAGGCTGACCAGGTGTGCAGTCCTGACCGCACAGACAGAATGAATCCCTGCAAGGTGGACGGTATCAATGTGCACCAGATCGTTCAGGGCGTGGAAACGGACAAAGACGGCGCAGTCATTGCCTACTGGGTAGCCAGCAGGCACCCGCTGGCCTATGATAATCCGCTGCCCCTGACATGGACGCGGGTAGAAGCCCGCGACAAAGAAACGGGAGAACCGAACATCCTGTGTGTCACCCAGAGGGAACGTGCCGGGCAGCGGCGCGGCGTTCCCCTGCTGGCACCGGTACTGCCCACGATGAAGCAGATGGGCAGATATACGGATGCAGAGTTGGCCGCGGCCATCGTGGCATCATCTATCACGCTGTTTATCAAGCATGATAACCCGGTCAGCGGAGCACCGTTTGGTGAGGATCCGTCCGACAAGGCGGAGGACCCGAACACTCCGCCTGATGAACTGGCAATCAACCTTGCGCCGTCTGCGGTGTTTGACCTTGCGCCCGGCGAAACACCGGACACGTTTGACCCGAAACATCCGACCACGACATATGACGGCTTTATGTCAGCTATGTCCAACCAGGTGGCGACGGGTATTGAAGTGCCCAGCGAGGTGCTTTATAAGAAGTTCAGCTCCAACTACTCCGCAAGCCGCGGTTCTCTGAACGAGTTTTGGAGAACGTGCGATGTGATGCGGGACAGCTTTGCAGCGGACTTCTGCCAGCCGACATACGAAAAGTGGTTTGCCGAAGCGGTAGCCCGTGGACGTATCAATGCGCCGGGCTTCTTCGATGACCCGGCTGTTGCAAAAGCCTATATGGCCTGTAACTGGAACGGCCCGGCACGCACCAATCTGGATGCGAAGAAAGAAATCGAGGCGGCTATCCTGCGTATGGAACAGGGCATTTCCACTGCCGAACAGGAAACGGCACAGATGACCGGCGGAAGCTGGCGGGCCAATATGCGGCAGCGCAAAAGTGAAATGGAAAAAATGAAGGAGGTAGGTTGCAATGGGCAAAGCCAATTCCCAGACGAACCCCAAGTCAACGAATAATAAGTTCTGGCAGTTCCGCAATCTGGCCGACGATGACCAGAAAGCGGAACTGCTGCTTTATGGCGATATTTCTGAGCGCAGCTGGTGGGAGGACGCAGCGACCCCGAAACGGTTTGCGGACGACCTTGCCGCCCTGGGCGATGTGAAAGAAATCACCGTATACATCAACTCCGGAGGTGGTGACGTTTTTGCGGCCCAGGCCATTGGCAATATGCTGGAACGCAATGCCGCTACCGTGACCGCCCACATTGACGGGCTGTGCGCAAGCGCCGCCACCATCGTTGCCTGCCATGCGGATAAAGTTGTGGCAGCGGCAGACGGCAGCTACATGGTTCATCCGGTCAGCATGGGCGTTTGCGACTACCTAACCGCAGAGGACATGAAGAACTGTCTGAAAGCACTTGAAACCATCCGCAGCAGCATCATTACCCTGTACGCCAAGAAGTCCGGTAAAACTGAGGATGAATGCGCCAAGTGGATGGATGAAACAAACTGGTGGACGGCAACGGAAGCCCAAGAAAAAGGCTTCGTAGACGAGGTGGATGACGATGCAGAAGATTCCGTTGTGGAGAATCGCAATGGTGTTCTGTTCGTCAACAGCATCAGCATGAACACCCCGTTCAACGAAGCACCCAATTTTGTCAGAAGTCGGGTTACGGAAAAACCTGTGAACCGACCTGAAAATATGAACCCGGCGGAAAAGCCGGAACGCAATGACCATGGGGAGGTAAAAGACATGGACATCAAGACCACGGATGATCTCCGCAAGGCGTACCCGGATCTGGTAGCCAGCATCGAGAACGAGGCCACCACTGCCGAGCGCACCCGCATTCAGGAGATCGAGAACGCAACTCTGCCCGGCGCGGAAGCTCAGGCCAACGAGGCGAAGTTTACGAAGCCTGTTGATTCTGCGTCCTTTGCAAAGGCTGTCATTGCCAGCATGAAGGCAAAACAGCAGGAGCAGAGCAAGAACTATCTGAATAGTGCAAAGGCGGCTGCGGAGAACTCGAACGCCAACAGCATCGACAACACGCCGCCTGCAAACCCTGAAGCCGAAGATGAGGAAAGCAAGGCATTTATGAATGCAATCCGCAAGGCTAACGGCGTGAAGTAAGGAGGATGGAACTATGATCATGGATCTTGCAAGAAAAGATTTCAGCACAGCCCCGGAATATTTCATTGCCGGAACCGACATCGGCATCGCAAAGGCCACCAAGACGACCAGTGCGGCGGTCGAGGCGCACGCCCCTGTTCTGATCGAGGGCGGCAAAGTGAAGCCGGTTGCAGATGCAGCCGGTGCAGGTCAGGCGGTTCTTACCGGCCTGTATGGTATTACCGCTGACAGTGCAGAGGCAGACAAAGAAGTGCCGATTTATCTGACCGGTGAGTTTTTCGCTGCTGGCCTTGTGCTGCCGAAGAACGTGAGCGTAGACGACGTTGAAGTTCCTCTGCGCAATCTTGGCATTTTCCTGAAGTAAGGAGGACAACATTTATGGCTAATGAAGTAAGCATTTATGAGCCTCGGCACCTGATCGAGGTTGTTCGCACCACCCCGCCGATCCGCACGTTTCTGCGGGATCGCTTTTTCTCCAACGTGAAAACCTTCCCGACCCGCCGCGTTGACATTGATATTGTCAAGGGCAATCGCAAGATGGCTGCATTCATCCATCCGCTGGTTGGCGGCGAGATCGTGCAGAGCGAGGGCTACGAGACCAAATCCTATGCACCGCCCCTTATCAACCCGGCGACCATCAGCACGGCAGACCAGTACATGGAACGCCTGCCCGGTGAAGATCTGTTCTCTGGCCGCACCCCGGCAGACCGTGCAGCAGAAAAGCTGATTGAGGAATACAACCAGCTGAACGACATGACCACCCGCCGCGAAGAGTGGATGGCCGCACAGGTGCTTACCACCGGCAAGCTGAAGGTCAAGGGCAAGGGCGTGGATGAAGTCATCGACTTCGGCTTTGGCAACAAGATCACTCTTGAAGGCACGAAGCAGTGGGGCAAGTCCGCCGCTGACCCCTGGGGCAATCTGCGCGACTGGAAGCAGCTGGTGAGCCGTAACGGCTTTGCCAACGCAGATATGGTCGTCATGGGCAAGGTTGCAGCCGACAATTTCATGGCTGACGGTAAGATTCTGGAACTGATGGACAAGCGCCGCTTCGACATCGGTTCCATGGCACCCAAAGAGCTGGAAGGTGGCCTGACCTATTACGGCCACCTGAACCTGCCCGGTGTGGACGTTTACGGCTACGACGAAGTTTATCTGGATGACGCGACCGGCGAGACCAAGCCGCTGATTCCCGATAACATGGTGCTGATGATCCCCAGCAACGCAAACTTCATGCGTGCCTACGGCCTGTGCAACTATCTGGATGATGGCGGCAACTGGCACAGCTTTGAGGGCGACCGTCTGCTGCGCACCTATGTGGAGCATCGTCCCGACCGTCGCTTCATTGAGCTTCAGAGCCACCCGCTGCTGATCCCTGATAAGGTAGATTCCTGGCTGGTAGCTGAGGTTTGCTGATATGCTGGACGTTGACCAGAACTACGGCGAACCGGAAACTCCGAAGCTGCTCCCTACGTTCAAGGACTGCGTGGCACAGGATGTGCAGACCGTGTTCTTTAACCTGAATGAGTTTGCCGAGGAGCGCTACATAGATGACAAGGGCTTGATGCCCTGCATCACACAGCATCCTGGCGTGACCGAACGTGCAGCACACTGGGAGGGCGGCGCAAAGCAGTCCTTTGACCAGGGTATGTACAAGGCAGATCTGCTGCTTTATGTGAAGCAGAAAGATTATGGCCCTATGCCGCAGAACGGCAAACTCATTACGCTGGACAAGAAACGGAACTACAAAATCAAGTCCTGCTCCCTGAAAGCAGGTGTATACCGCATGGAACTTGAGAGAATCAGAGGGTAAGGCAATGACATATTTCAAGACCAGCTATGACGCTTCCAATCTGACGATTTCCATTGATGATGCGGAAGTGACCCGTGCCCTTGGCGTACTGGGGGATAAGACCCCGGCAGCGCTGAAAGTGGCGGTGAACACTACGGCCCGGCAGACGCGCAAGCTGCTGCTGACCGAGGTAAAGAATCGCTACGACCTGAACACGGCGGGCAAGCGCATGATTGAAGATCTGCGCCAACGGCAGAAAGCCACCAACCGGCGGCCTGCTGCCATCCTTGCCATCATGAAGAACGACCCCGGCGCGTTCCGGGCAGACCTGGGCTATTTCAGAACCAGCCCCACAAAACCCTTCATGGGTCCGTCTGTCCGTAACGCGCCGCCTGTTTTTCAGGCGCACGTTCTGAAAGGCAGTCCGATGATCGGTCTGGGCGGGACCAGCGAGAAGAGCAAGGGCTTCCTGGTGCAGTTCAAGTCAAAACACATCGGCATGGTGCAGCGCCAACTGGGCGTGCCTGCTGACAAAGACTACACGGAAAACGGGAAGAAGCGCTGGAAGCCGAATGAAAGGCTGGTCACTATGTCCAGCCCGTCCGGTTCCGCAATGCACCATACCGTGTGGGAAATGCAGGAATCGACCGTAGAACAGATGCTGCAGGACAACACCGAACGGCGCGTCCAGCAGCTGATCGCCAATGCAAAACGAAAGGGTGTGATCTGATATGGCCGGGAAAATCACAGGCTATACCAGCGAAATGTGCCAGCAGGCCATGATTGAAGAACTGGAAGAATTGTTCCGGGACATGAAGTTCAACGGGCAGGAGGGTGAAAAGCCCTTGCAGATCTTCAAACAGTTCGTTCCGACACCGACCGATGATGACGATGACGTGGACACCAATGCGTCCCACTTCCCGTGCATCATCGTATCGAAAACCAGCGGTGAGGTGGCAAACGAAAGGGATCCGCAGCTGGTCCTTTTGCAGCTTATCATCTGCTGCTATGACCGTGGAACCGACCGGCAGGGGTACGAAGAAACCGTGAACATCATCGAAGCCATCATGCAGCACTTCAAACGGAAGCCTGTGTTTGGCGAAGCGTTCAAGGTGGGCTATCCCCGCAAGTGGGAATTGTCGGACGATGACATGGACTATTACTACTGGGGCATCGTCAATCTGATCTGCGAAACACCCAACACCCTGAAAAACGAAGAAGTGGAGGCTTTGATATGAGCATCGAAAAGACCGAAAAGAAAACCGAGGCTGTGAAAGAAGCACAGCCTGTGACGGAAACCACCGGCGCTGCGGCGTACTGCGGGCCGACCGTCAAGGGCATTGCCCCGCAGTACACCGTATTCGTGGATGGCCTGCCCGAAAAGCTGAAAGAAAAAGTGGAGCAGGTGCCGTTCCTGAAGGCGCTGATCGTTCCGCTGGACAAGCTCGCAGAAATGCGCGTGAAGATCGAACAGGACGGCACCAGAGAGAACATTCTCTACAAGAAGGCCACCGACCTGATGAAGTAAGGAGGATATGACAAATGGCTATTTCTCATGGCTTTAACAAGACCGAAGCAGCGACCAGCGTCACCGCTCCGGTAACGGTCAACTCCGGCCTGCAGATCGTTGTGGGTACGGCCCCCGTTAATATGCTGGATGACCCGGAAGCAGCGGTGAATACGCCGATGCTGGTGAATACCTTCAAAGAAGCTGCCGCCGCAGTGGGCTATTCCGACGATTTTGCAAAGTATACCCTGTGTGAGGCGGTGAGCGCCAGTTTTCAGGTGATGGGCATTTCCCCTATCGTCGTGGTCAACGTCCTGGATCCTGCGAATGCAAAGCACATCACTGAACTGTCCAACAAGACCGTTCAGGTGAATGACGGCATTGCAGAGATCGACGAGACCGGCATCCTGCTGAAAAAGCTGGTCGTGAAGAAGGAGCAGACCGTGCTCACGGCGGACGAGGACTATTCGGCCAGCTTCAATGATGATGGCACTGTGAGCATCGCCCTGGTCAACGGCGGCAAAGGCGACGGCGCAACGGCTCTGACCATTTCCGGCTCCATTCTTGACCCGACCAAAATCACCGCTGCCGACATCGTGGGCGGCGTGAATGCGGCCACCGGTGCAGAGACCGGACTGGAAGTGGTAAGACAGGTGTTCCCCAAGCTGGGCATGGTTCCCGGCATTCTGCTGGCACCCCGCTTCTCCAAGGATCCCATGGTGTGCGCAGCGCTCCAGGCAAAGTGCCGCAAGATCAATGGCGTTTTCGATGCAGTGTGCTTTGTTGACATCGACAGTTCCGCTTCCGGTGCACGCAAGTACACCGACGTGGCAAACCAGAAGGTCAAGCAGGGCGCAACTTCTCGTGAAGCATATGGCCTGTGGCTGTACGGCAAGATCGGCAGCGCCATCTACAGCGGTAGCTCTCTGGCCGCTGCTGCGGCAGTCTACAACGACAGCCTGTACAACGACACGCCCAATGCCAGCCCGTCCAATGTCAGCGTACCCATTTCCTCCGCCTGCCTGGAAGATGGCACCGAAGTCCTGATGGATCAGGAGCAGGGCAATGTTCTGAATGAGCAGGGCGTGGCGACCTTCATCCGCTCCGGCGACTTTGTTGTGTGGGGCAATGAGACCTGCTGCTATCCGAAAAACACCGACCCGAAGGACGCTTTCCTTTGTGTCCGCCGCTTCTTCAACCACTCCTGGACCAGCTTTGTTCTGGACAACATGAGCAAGCTGGATAAGCCCATGAACAAGAAGCGCCTTCAGTCCATCATCGACAGCGAGAACATGAAGGGCAGTGTCTATGTCTCTACCGAGGTGTGCGCCAGCTACAGCATGAAGGCAGACCCCGACCGCAACACGACCGCTGAACTGGTTGCAGGCCACTACTCCTTCTATCAGTTCTGCACGCCGTTCCCGCCTTTTAAGCAGATCAACAACACCATGGAGTATGAGGCCGGCGCACTGACCTCGGCTCTGTCTCTGTAAGCAGGAGGAATGACCTATGGCTCTGAATATTTCCAGTGACCTGGTTCCCCAGGTCATCAATGACTACAATGCGTACACGGAAGATGACCTGCTCATTGGTCTGGCGGATGAAATCACCCTGCCCAAGATCAAGAACAAGACCACCTCCGTGTCCGGCATGGGCATTGCGGGCGAAGTCGATTCTCCCGTGCCCGGTCAGTTTGAATCCATGGAGGCAACGCTGAACTGGAACACCATGTACAGCTACGCCACCAAGATGATGAACCCCAACAAGAACATCCAGATCACCCTGCGTGCTGCTATGCAGAACGACAACAAGAACGGCGGCTACACCTACAAGGGCCTGCGCGTCGTCCTGGGTGGTCGTCCCAAGGAGCTGGATCCCGGCAAGCTGAAGCGTGCCGACACCATGGGCAGCACCACCACGCTGGAAGTCACCCGTTACCTGATGGAGGTTGACGGCACTACCGTTATCGACATCGACAAGTTTGCGGGCCGCTACTATGTTGATGGCGAGGATATGCGTGCCGAGATCAACGCCCTTATCTAAACCCGATACATGAAGAAGTCAGCCGTCCCGGCGTGGGGCGGCTGACTGTCTTTTGGAAAGGAAACAGCAATGGAAAATATCGTGAAGTTCGATAAACCTTATAAGTTCGAGGGCAAGGAGTACGACAGCCTGGATCTGTCCGGCATGGAGAAGATGACCGTACAGGACTTGATCGACATTCAGAAAAACATCGGCAACGAGCTGGCGGCCATGTCCGTGATGGAAATGACCACTTCTTTTGCACAGGAAATGGCCGTTAAGGCCACCGGTAAGCCTGTGGAGTTCTTCAAGCTCATGCCCCGTGGCAAGATCAAGAAAGTGCAGGCAGCGGTCGTCAAGGGTATGGACAACAGCGAGAACGCCGATGAAGTGAAAAAACAGCTGGAATCTCACACCCTGAAGTTTGCAGCACCCTACACCTACGAGGGCAGCGAAAAGGCTGAGCTGAAGGGTAAGACCTTTGACAGCATCGACCTGTCCGGCGTGGGCGAACTGAACACTATGAGCGAATCCATGGCAGAAAACCGTATGGCTGCGGGCGGATTTGCACCGGTGAATACGCATCGCAACTACCTGTACTGCTGCATCATCGCCAGCATGGGCACCGGCTACCCGGTGGACTTCTTTGCCGGTCTGCCGCTGTGCGAGGCGGTCAAGCTGCGCGATGCCGTAAACTCTGATTTTTTCGAGTAAAAGGCGGGGCAAAAGGACTTCGGAAAGCAGCTATCCAGCTATCCATTGCCACGCATTCCAACATGACGGATCTGCTGCACCTGCCCCGGCGGGAGCTGGTGGATCTGTGTAACGAGGTGGCAGACGTATGGCGGGAAATGGAGCACTAGACCTCAGCATCCGCATCATGGGCAAGGTGGACCCATCCCTTGTAACTGCAATAAAGCAGACGAAGGGGCTGACCGGTGATCTGGCGAGCGCACTGACGGGAACAAAGTCGCTGGGCAGCACGGTAGCAAACACTCTGGGCGTAATCGGAAAGACTGGGCTTGGAATCATGGCGACGCTGACAACTGCGTCCGCTGTCATGATTAAAAAGACAACCTCCATGGCAGAGGAATACCAAGCCCAGGCGGCAGATGCAGTCAAGTATGTTGGCGGCATCATGAACGATGACGGCAGCATTGACCCGGAAAAGCGTGCCACCATGGAGGACGCGATCCTCAAGATGACTACGCAGGTCCCAATCAAACGGGACGAGATGTCGCAGATCGCCGCATCGCTGGGACAGTCCGGTAAGAGCTATGAGCAAATCTTTCTGGATAACCAGCAAACCGGAGAAAAAAGCTACCTGTACGATACGGCCCGGCTAGCTGCCGCGTGGGACATTGATGCAAAGTCTGCGGCCGATTATATGGCAAAGTGGGAAACCGCTTTTGGTAAGACCCACAACCAGATTATCGACATTGCAGATTCCATCAACTATCTGGGCGGCCACATGGCTACCACGGCGGCGGAAATCGCCAGCGTGGTGAATACGTCCGGCGGTGTCGGCCAGACAGCCGGCGTTGACCTGCACACGACCTCTGCGCTGGCAGCCACCATGCTGGCTATGGGCGTTAATGAGGGAAAGGCTGGAACAAGCCTGAACCGTGTGTTTACAAACATCACCCTTGGCAACAGTGCAACGGATGCGCAGGTGGGCGCATGGAACAAACTCGGTTTTGATCCTGTGCAGATTGCAAAGGATATGCAGTCCACCGGGCCGAACGGAGAAGATGGTGCAGCAAGCACTCTGTACAAAGTCTTTGAGGCGATCTCGAAACAGGACAAGTACCAGCAGACTGCGACCATCAAGACACTGTTTGGACAGTGGGCCATTGAGGGCGTTTCAAAAATTGTGGGCAACTTGCCTGCGTTCCAGAATGCCTTGCTTATGGCTGGTGATACCAGCGCATACAGCGGCAGCATGGAGAAAGAATTGCTTGTTCGTCTGGACACCAGCGAAGCGGTAAGCCAGATGGCAAGTAATGCGACAGACCGCCTGCTTATCAATGTGGGCAATCAGTTCCTTCCGGCAAAGAAAGAACTGACATCCATGTGGATCGACATAGCAAACGGTATCACCGAGAGCTTGCCAGATCTGTCCAACATCGTCAATGGCATTCTGCCGATGTTGCACTCCGCGCTGCTTGGAATTGGCAATGCGGCGCAGGCGGCATTGCCGTGGATCCAGAAGGGCATCGACTACACTGCAGAGCATGGGCCGGAAGTGGCAGGGGCCATTGCTGCCATAGTCGCGGCGTTCGGAGCTATGAGCTTTGCACCGACGGCTTATAGCACAGGATCCTCGCTGCTGAACACCATCGGGAACATTGCAATCGGCGGAAAACCGAGCGGTGCCCCAGGCGGAACATTCGGAGGCATCACTGTCCGAAATCTGATGGGCGCACTGACACCCACAAGCCTGATCCAACGGGCAGTTGGTGGCGCATCCTTTGTAAAATCGAATGCCGGAATGTTTGCTGAAAATGCAAAGTACGGCGTTCAGATGGCCGGTGCCGGAGCGCAGCAACCCACAACGCGCCTTGGAAAAATTGGGCAGACGTTGGACGGCGCTGGTGTCGGCATCTGGGCAACACTGAAAAATTTCAAGGGCCTGCGAAGCGGAACCAAGAAAGGAAACACCGGTTTTGTAAATGATGTGCTGGAAGCTAGCACGAACGGTGGCCTGCTGGGCGTGCTGAAAAACTCCGGCTCCGGTAGGTATGTTTCCAATGTCGGGCAATCGCTGGGCGGCCTGAAAAATGCTCTGGTGGGGTTCGGAAGCGGCAATCCGGTTGGACGATTTATCGCCAAGACCGGCGGTGTTGCGGGACAGATTCTTTCCGGCATTGCAGGACCGAACGGTCTTGACCTTGGAGGTATGGCCGGTGGAGTGAAAAATTTCCTCGGTGCAGGAAAGACGGTCATTGGAAATGGGCTGTCCAATGCATGGCAGACCGTCAGCCAGTCCAAAGTGGGTTCTACCGTCCTCGGTGTCGGCAGCAAGGTGGCGGGTGCAGCATCCAAAATCGGCGGCGGCGCTTTGAGCACGGTGAAGGGAGCTTTGAATGTCGGCGGCGCAGGGCTGAACGTACTGGGTACGACGGTAGGCCCAGTGGCCGCAAAACTGGGCAGCGGATTCATGGCACTGCTTGGCACATTCGGCCCGGTTATTACCGGCATCGGTACAATCGTTGCGGCAGTCTCGTTGTTGGGAGATCACTTCGAGGACATCCGCAACATCGTCGGAATGGTATTTGGCGAGGGCGGGCTTGCCGTCTTTGACAAATTTACCGGAAAGATAGCCGGTGTCGGAGACACTGTAAAGCAAGTGTTCGGGCAACTCACCACCCCGGAGGGCTTGCAGAGCATCCAGGAAAAGCTATCCGGCTTCAGTATCGGAGGGCTAAATCTGGGTGACGTGTTCGGAGCTATGACCCCTGCCATCCAGACGGTTATGCCGTTGATTGAATCGTTCGCCGGTGTGTTCTCTCAGATTGTAGATCTGGGAGTAAACCACATCAAGCCGGTGCTGACTGAGATCTTCGGCTTTATCGTGAATGAAGGCATTCCGGCGGTCATGCCGCTGCTGTCTACGGTGGTAAGCCTGGTAGGCACCACACTGGTCAACGCCATCAAGGTGGCGGTGGATCTGGTGGGTAAGGTGCTTCCTGTGGTAGAGCCTGTGATTCTGGGCATCATCGGCTTCCTGAAGCAGGTTGCAACCATCGGCGTGAAAGCGGTCAACTTCATCATTGGGGCGCTGAACAAAATTCAGCTCACAATACCGGAAACGCTGTTCGGCATTCCGGTTCCGGTGATCGGCGGTAAGTCGTTCGGATTCAACCTGTCACCCGTGTCTGTCCCGGCATTTGCCAACGGCGGCATGACGCAGGGACCGTCTATTGCTGGTGAGGCTGGCCCGGAAGCCGTTATCAGCTTCCGGCGCGGCGTTCGTGAAAAGAACATTGATACCTGGCTGACCGCTGGTAAGCTGCTGGGCGTTGGTCTGGGTGATCTGCTGGGGTTGCCCGGCAGAAAGCCGAAGATGTTCGCGGACGGTGGTTTTACAGAAGAAGATTCTAACCTGATCGACTTCAACAGAGCACGTCGCCAGCAGTATTACAACCAGGTGGCTCAAAGTTTTGACACTATGGTTCAGCCTGTTGCAGCGGCATTGGTACTGGGGTCCGACGCTGGTGTGGCGTTCAGCCGTATCACAGAAATCGCCAACTATGCAGTAGATGGGCTGGAAACTCTGGCGGCAATGCCGACACCTACCGTGTCGGATGACCAGGGCAAAGCCCAACAGCTGCTGAACACCGGAATCGGGAAAGTGATTGCTGGTGCCAAGTCTGTTCTTGCAAACGAAAATACTCAGAAGGCAATCCGGTTTATCCGGGGAGCAGATGCGGAAAAGGCAAAGCTGGAATACGCTGCAAACCCGGACAACTACGATCTGAGCAATGTCAATTTCTTTCCGACGGCTGGCAACAGTGAACTGACAAGGCAAAATCTGTCGATGCTGGCAGACCTTCAGAACTACCAGCAGGAAGTGGAGCTGAAGCCCATCGGCGGGAGCGAAGATGCTTCTGGTGGCAGCACCGGGAACCAGCGCGGTGGATCGAGCAACAGCTACCAGCGTACCTATACGAGTTCCAGCGGAAACACATATGTTTATGCACCAAACTTCACCATCTACGGCAGCATGAATGCCGAAGATCTACGTTCCATTATGGACGAAGGTTACGAGAAGTTCTGCGAGTATGTGGAACGGTACGAACGCGAAAAGAGGCGCACGCAGTATGGCACTTGATTACACCACAAAGTCCGGTGACACCTGGGATCTGATTGCCCTGAACGTGTACGGAAGCGAGCTGAAAGCCGATTGGCTGATGCAGAACAACCCCAGATATATCCATATCGTCCGGTTCGATTCCGGCACGGTGCTGTCAACACCAGCTCTGCCGGCTGAAAAGAGCGGAGACCTTCCGCCCTGGAAGGCAGGTGCATGATGGTACTGACAGCAGCGAGACCCAAAGGAAGGCAGGCTGCGGTTCTTCTGACCTACGAGAAAACCGATATTTCGGAAGAAATCGCACCTGATCTGGAAAGTTTCAAGTACACGGATGTGGCTGAATCCAAAAGCGACAGTGTGAGCATTACAGTCAATGCCAAAGCTGCCAAATGGAAAAATGACTGGATGCCGGAAAAGGGCGTGAAGCTCTACCCGGCTATTGTTGTAAAGGACTGGAATATCGGGGGCATTGAGAGCGGCTACAGAGATTACAGCGCCGAGTGCGGGGCATTCGTGCTGGATGATCTTAGTTTTGCCGGTGCACCTGATTCGCTGACGATGGGCGGCGTGGCAAAGCCGAACGACACCAGCTTCAGCGAGAGAAACCGGACCTTTACATGGAAGAACACCAGCGTAAAGAAAATCGCTGAAACCATTGCAGGCCGTTACAAATTGGAGCTGAAGTTTGAGGGAGACGACCACGGCATTGATGCAAAGGAACAGGACGGAACAGATAGTGCCTTTCTGCAAGATCTGTGCAGCACCTATGCACTGGTTATCAAAGTCTACACTTCAAAGCTCTGGGTGTACGACCGGGAAAAGTACAAGGCGAAAGATCCTGTATGGACGGTATATGAGAGCCGGCCCGTTGGAAATCCGACGGCCCTGTGCGTAGAGCCGGGAAGTTTCAAGTGGAACACAAAGCTGACTGGAACATACACGGGCGGCCTTTATACCTACACCAACAAACAGAAAAAAATCAATATCAACGTCAAGGTGGGCACGGACGAACGCCAGCTTAAACTTACTGGAAAGGTAAGCAGCGAGGCAGACGCAAAAGCCCGCCTGATAGCGGCCATCAAGAATGCCAACCACGGAGCAACCCAGATCAGTTTTACGATGTTGGGCTATCCGGCCGGCGCTTCAGCGCAGTGCTTTAACCTAGTTGGCTATGGAAAGATGGACGGAAAGTATTTCGTTGATCAGATGGAACACAGCATATCTCCATCCAGCGGCTACAAAACACAGGTCAAGGCCAGCAAAGTGGAAAAGGAGGATTTCGCATGAGCAGTGAAGTGAGATTCGGCAATGTGAGTTCTATCGACTATGAGGCTGGAAAGTGCGAAGTTACTTACCCAGACAGGGACGACACCGTTACGGAAATGGTGCCGTTTCTGTCCAATGGCGAGTACCAGACACCGGAAGTTGATGATCTTGTGCTTGTCCTGCATCCAGGAGAAAGCCCGGAGGATGCTGTTGTGGTGGGCACCGTCTGGAATGAAAAGAACAAACCGCCTGAAGGAAAAGAAAAAGTCTACCGAAAGGATTATGCCAACTCACGAGGAAAGGCATATCGGAAGTTTGATGCAAATGCAAAAGAACTGACCGACTATGTGGACGGAAAGAAAATCCTGAAGGCGAAAAGTCTTGAGATCCAGGTGGGCGGTGCAACCGTGACCATCAGCGAGGGCGGAGAAATCAAGGTGACATCCCCGGCGGGGATCACGCTTGCAGCATCCGGCGAATTGAAAATGACGGCATCGACCATCAATGCGACCGCTGGAACAGTGAACATCCAGGGCGGAGGTGGCGATGTTGTTGTGTCCGGCAAATCGCTGGTATCGCATACGCACACCGGAAACCTTGGCAAGAAAACATCCGCACCCCTGTAAGGAGGTTTTGGAATGTATGTTGGAATTTTCGGCGATGTGATTTTCTCCGTGGGACACCTGCGTGTGCTCACCCCGTCAAACTTCAAGGGAACGACCGGCGCAAACTGGGCGGAACATGAAGTTCTGGGAGGAAAAGCACGAGCAGAGTATTTATCACCGAAACTGAGAGAGTACACCTTTGATATTCTTCTGGATGCAGCACTCGGCGTGAATCCTCGCAAGATGCTGAACCGTCTGACAGAAATGTCAGAGAACGGAGAGATTCATTACCTGATTATCGGGTTTGCACCGGTATCGCAAAACAAGTTTCGGGTCACTGAAATAAGCGACAGCTGGGATTCGGTGATAAAACACGGGCTTTTGATGCAGTGCAAGGTGAGCCTGACCATAAAGGAGTACATATGATCGACTTCAGCAGCACGGTGGTTGAGCTGTCCGGTGACAGCGAAAAACAAAAAGAAGTGCAGGACATTGCAAAGTGCCTTCGCACACTGTATTCCACACCAATCGGGAGCCAAGAGGGCGACAGAGAACTCGGAATCAATCCAAACATATTTGTCGATAAGCCACTTCCGGTGGCAAAGGGATTATATGTGGCTGAGGTAACAGAGAAAACCGCATCGTTTGAGCCACGGGCAAGAGTGGTGCGGGTGGACTGGCTGGACAGTGATGTGCTGCATGGCGTTGTAATTCCAAAGGTGGTGTACGAGCTTGTCTAAAATAAAAGAGTTTGAGAACATCCCGGACATCGACATTGAAGGCGAAGAAACGCTGGAAGAAGCTGTGGCCGATTGCAAGGCGCTGTTTGGCAAGTACAACAAAGAACTTTTCAACGGTGAGGTATCGTTGGAACGGTGTTCTGAAGCACGGCTTGTCCTTTTGACACTGGCACATCGTTCGCATCACAACATGGAGTACAGCACGGCGTGTCTGAAAGCGGAACTGCTGCCTACGAGCACGGGGCCGAATTTGGACAACCTTGCTCCGCTTGTTGGAGTGGAACGCCTGGAAGCCGGAAAAGCCACGGCGGTTATTCGATTCACACTGTCTGCGCCGAGAACGAGTGCAACCGGAATCCCGGAAGGAACACAGGTGAGAACGGCAGACAAACGGTATTTCAAAACCGAAAAGTATGCGGAGATCTTACCCGGCGAACTGACCGTGGACGTAGTTGCCGTGGCGGATGAGGCAGGAAGCAACAGCGATGGGATTGCCGAAGGCGAAATCAATGTGCTGGTGGATCCTATCCCGTATGTGTCCGGGGCAAAAAGTGTTTCGGCAAGCACGGGCGGTACGGATACGGAAGGTGACGATTCATTTACCAGACGTATCAACTATGCACCTTCGATTTTCTCCGTGGCCGGTCCGGTGGATGCCTATGAATACTTTGCATCGAGCTGGCGGTCCGATGTGGCAGATACGAAGATCGTTTGCAAGGAAGGATACACGATCCACATTTACTTTCTGATGGCCGGAGGCAGAGTTCCGACAAGGGAAGAATGTACCGGAATGCAGGAATATTTCGACACGGTAAAGCGCCCGATGGGTGATCTGGTTCTTTGCCATGCGCCGGAAGAAATCCCGTATGACATCGAGCTTACTTACCATATTGCCTTGAGCAATGTCAAGAATGCATCGACGATTCAGGAAAATGTGGAAGCAGCTGTGAAGGAGTATGAAACCTGGCAGAGAAAAATCGGCCGGGACATCGAACCGGCGGAGCTGATTATGCGTGTACGGGAAGCTGGTGCGAAACGCCCACGTCTGTTGACACCGGTCGAAACAACTGTCTCCGAAATTCAGGTGGCAAAGCTCCGAAGCTGCAAGGTGACATACGGAGGAATCGAAGATGATTGAACTCCACGAAGTTGGCCTAGTCGAAGGGCTACCGCCTGATGTTGCCAAAGAGCCATGGGTACAGATCCTTGATGCAGTTTTCAGGGAGCGGCGCAAGAAGGAACTGGAAGCTGCCGAACGCTTGAAAATCTACACGGATATTGACCGTGCAGATGAGGCAGTTCTGGATATTCTTGCGGTTCAGTTCCGCGTTGACTGGTACGACACCAGCTATCCGATTGAAACAAAGCGCAGGATCATCAAAACTGCGCTGGAAGTCCGTCGGTACTGCGGAACGGAGTGGGCAGTCCAAAAGGCGCTGGCCTCGATTTATCCGAATGTGAAAATAAGTGAATGGTATGACTACGGAGGAAGGCCGGGCTACTGGCGAATGAACGTAGACATTACCGATGATGGTGTCATTTACTACACACCGGAAGAAATTGAAAAGCGCCTTGGTTATGCCCGGCGCTGTACCGCTCACCTTGAACACATCATCTACATCGTCGAACCGCATGAACGGTCGCCTGCCTACATCGCCGCAGCACCCAGCGGCATGGCGACATCCTGCACCGTAAAGGTCCCCGGTAGGATCAAGCCGCGGGAAATCGGCGCAAAGGCGTATGTTGCCGGTGCGGTCGGAAGATCGAAAATGCAGGTTGCCGTGGCGCTGCCCGGTGCCGTTGAAGCAAAGGCAGTGAAAGCACGAGCCTTTACGGCGGGCACCGTTGAACGGTCGCACACGGCGATAAACATTGTTATTGGAGGACAGACAACGTGAGTTGGGAAAAATCTAGCTACACCGCCGCCGGTGCCGCCCTGCTGTCGGAATCTCTCTCCGGTGGTGCGCTGGTAATCACCCGCGCTGTGAGCGGCACCGGTACGGCTGACGCAGACCTTTCGGGGGAAACCGGGGTAAGCGGCGAAACACATGACCTGAAATTGCTGGACATCGAAACCGTTGAAAGCGGCGGTGAGACGGCTCGGCGGGTAAAAATCCAGATCACCGGTGCAGATGAAACGTACATCATGCATCAGGTGGGCGTTTACGGCAGGCTGAATGACGATGCCGAAACACTCCTGTTTATTATGCAGGATGCACGCGGAGTGGAGGTCCCGTCCACGAAAGTGAACAGAGATTTTGAGATTGAGCTGTCGGCGCTGCTTGCTGTGTCGAACAAGGCCAATATCAGCATTACCGTTGACCCGCAGATGCAGGCTCTCGCAAAGATGGTCAAGGCGGAAGTCGAGAAGCACAATAAAGATGCTTCCGCTCACGCCAATGCCATCACCGCCGCCGTCGGCAATGCCATGGAATCCCTCAAGGAATCCGGGGACGTTGTAAGCGAAGAACAGGTCAAGGCTCTTATTCAGGAGCAGGGCAGCTCTGGCGGGGCTGCTATCATCAAGGACATCACGATCCCCGCAGACGGTTGGGACTGGCAGCGGGAATCTGATGACGAGGAAATGCTGGGGATGGATGACTTCCGGTGTGTTGTTGATGTTGCAGTTGACGACGTGACGGAGGAAATGTTCCCCAGTGTTGCCTTACATAAAGCGGCCCTTGAGGTCGCAAAGCGTGCCGGGCTTTGTCCGACGGTGCGGGCTCTCGCCGGTGTCCTGCGCTTTTGGGCAAGGAACATCCCGACGGCGGATATGTCCGCCACGGTGGCGCTGTGGGCACCGGGAGGTACGGCGGGCGGTGGTTCCGCCTATGTGCTGCCTGTGGCGACGGCGACCCGGCTTGGCGGCGTGAAAATCGGTTCTGGCGTTTCCGTGTCGGCAGACGGCACGATCTCCGCATCGACCAGCGGTATCACACAGGATGAAGTCGTCTCTGCGGCAGACACGGACAAGATGCTGGACGAGATTTTCCCCGCAGAAAGTTGAACGAAACACCGGCATAACAGGAGGCTTATATGGCAGACAACAAGTTTGTGACCCTCGAAGCTCTCAAATCCACCGCTGCACGCTTGCAGCAGGAGTGGCTCAAGTCCATCTCCAAGGCAGGTCATGCCCGCTTTGAGGTGGCGGAAGCCATCCCTGACGCATCCGCAGCGCAGGAAAACATCATGTATCTTGTCATGAACGACAAGACGCAGCACTACGACATCTACGCAAAGGTCAATGATGAGGTCGTCCTGCTGGACGATACCACTGTTGATCTTTCCGGCTACGCCACCAAGGAACAGCTGGAAGCTGTCTCCGGCGGTCTGGGCGGCACGGTGTACGCCGCGACCAAAGCTGACCTGTCCACTTCCGACGACAGCGTGATCTCCGGCTACTTCGCCCAGAACACGGACGTGAAGCCCAAGAAGGGCGATGTCTTTGTCGTGACCACCACCGTGGACGGTTCCACCTATGAGCAGTCCGCCTATTTCTATGACGGTTCTGCATGGGTGGCCATGACCGGTTCCGTGGATGCCGATAAGGTCATCCTGCGGGAGAACATCACGTTGGCCGGTGGCTATACGCAGGTCGGCAACCTGACCAAGAGCCAGAACGGCACGGCCACTTTCTCTACCAAAGGCAAAAGCGTCATGGATGCCCTGACCGAGATTTTCAGCAAGCGGCTCCAGCCCAGCATCACCGCCCAGCCGTCCATCGGCACGTTCACGCTGACCGGTGCTGGTGCTGTTGAGGCCGGCACTAAGGTAGCTGCTGCGGCCTACTCTGGCACAACGCTGAATGCTGGCTCCTACCAGTACGGCCCGGCCACCGGCGTTACCGCCACCAACTGGAAGGTCGAGCGTATCACCAATGAGGCCACCACGCAGGTGACTACTGCTGATGCAGCATCCCTGACCGCTGGCTCTGACAACAATGGCGGCACTGGCTTCATCATCGGCGATGCAGGCGGTGACAATGCCGTGTCCAGCCTGAAGTACCGCGTCACTGCCACCCACGGCGCAGGCGTGACCGCAAAGGACAATCTCGGTGCTGCATCCAGCCCGGTGGTCGCCATTGCGGCAGGCAGCAAGACCAAGGACACTGCTGCTTACACCCCGTTCCGTAACGTGTTCTACGGCGCGGCCACCAGCAAGCCTGCTCTGGACAGTGCTGCTATCCGTGCGCTGGGCAAGACCGGCAAGGCATATGCAGCTGGTACGCTGACCATCAACGTGCCTGTTGGCGCACAGCGCGTGGCGATTGCCTGCATTGCGACGGCCAAGGGCGTTACCAAGGTCATCAACGAGACCGCCATGAACGCCGATGTCACCGGCACCTTCGTGAAGTCCACCGTGTCCGTTGAGGGCGCGAGCGGCTACGCCGCGAAGGAGTACAATGTCTGGGTGTTTGAGCCTGCTGTTGCCTACGGCAACGCCGCAGTTCTCAAGGTCACTCTGGGCTGATAGGAGGGATAGACAATGGCAGTGAATAATACCGCAAAGACCTATGCCAACATGGAGTTCCCGCTGGCTATGAAGCGTCAGGACGCTTTTGCCCTTGATCCTTCCACCGTCTGGCCCACTCTGGCCGATGCCCAGAGCTACGCAAAGACCAATCCGACCGCCTATGTCGGCCAGATGCTTTCCGTCGTCGTGAACGGAACGGCTACTCCGTATGTGATCCAGAATGCCGCTGGCGACCTCGCCCCGCTGGGCGCTGCCGCCGTGACCATTGCTTCGGACGACGAAGCAAACGAAATGCTCACTGAGATTTTTGGCGAGTAATGCACGATCTGTAATCGACCGGCTGTCCGGGAAGTCTGGGCAGCCGGATATTTTATCATGAACAAATAAGAAAGAGGTATTTTACTATGGCTTACAATGCAACTGCTCTCGTCCGTCTGGCTGCTCTGAAGGCTCTGGCCGCAAAGACCAAGGCCGAGATCGACAACATCAACACCGACGTTTCCAAGGCCATCAAGTCTCTGGGCGTGTCTGGTAACACTGTCAGCTTCTACACCAGCGCCGACAAGTCCGGCGATGCCGCATTCACCTTCGACTTCCCGAAGGAGCTGTTCCTCGATCAGGTCAAGACCACCTTTGTGCCGAAGTTTGCGTTCAGCGCTGAGACCTACCCCGATGCTACCGACCCCAAGCTGGCAGGTAAGCCCGTCATGGTGCTGGCTGTGAAGGGCCAGAACCCTGACAGCTGCACCTACAGCTTCCTCGATATGTCCGCTCTGGTCGATACCTACAAGGCCAAGGCCACCGGCAAGGATGCTTCCACCACCGTTACCATCGCTGGTTATGAGGTGGATGTCAAGGTCAATGTTTCCGCTGCTGCCGGCAACGCCCTGGTTCTGAAGGACGATGGTCTGTATGTGGACATCAGCGGCAAGGCCGACAAGGTGAAGAACGCCACCGCTGGCAACTTCGCCGCTCTGGATGAAAGCGGCAACCTGACCGATTCCGGCAAGAAGCCTGCCGACTTCGTGGCCGCTGAGACCGGCAAGCGTCTGATGACCAATGCAGAGGGCGAAAAGCTGAAGGGCATTTCTGCTGGTGCCACCAAGACCGCCGCCAGCGAGACCAACGGTCATATCACCATCGACGGCGTGGACACCACCGTGTACACTGAGCCGTCCGATGTGATCCACGGCACCGTCGCATCCGACAGCGATGTGACCGCTATGCTGACCGAGGTTTTCGGCGCATAAGCTGACTGACCTTACCAAAGAAGTATGAGGGGCGAGACCGTCACATGGCGGTCTCGCCTGCTTTTTTAGGGAGGACAAGCGTGAATGAATATTATCGCACTCGTAACCCACCTGAAACTGGTAGCACAGGAAGCAAAGAAGTATGCGGCAAGTCTGGCAAGTGAGCTGTCCAATGCAACGCTGGAAGCAATGCAGGAAATGGACAGGGCAAAGGTTGACCGGCTGTCCTCTGTGTCTGTCACGATCAAGGCAGACGGCTGGGTGGAGGATGAAACGTGGGAGGAATACCCCATGCGTTATGACATCACTGCCGCAGATGTGACGGCGACCGATCGCGCAGACATCATCTTGTCGCCGAACAGTTTGACCGCCGCGATGGACTGCGGTGTCTGTCAGACCTGCGAAACGCAGACCGGGAAAATTTGTATCTGGGCGAAGAAAGCCCCGGCGGAAGCGCTGACTGCTGAGTACCGGATTATTCAGGGCGAAAAGCCAAAGGAGGACTAACACATGGCATATGGAAACGTGAATGTCGCCGTGCCGGGCGTGTCGAACGATGAATCCAGCTATCTGAAAACAGAACAGGCCGGTGCCCCCGGCGGCGTGGCAACGCTGGATGCGGATGGTAAGCTGTCTGAATCGCAGCGTCCGGCGGTGGACGCATACACCAAGGCTGAGACCGACCAGCACATCAGCGCAGCCGTGGACGCTCACAACGGTGCGGAGAATGCCCACAGCGACATCCGTGCCAGTGTGGCAGCTATGAACGCCAGCATCAAGGCCATTGAGCTGAAGTTCGGCACGAACGTCACCAAGAACCCGTTCAGCGCCACGTTCAGCAGCCTTGACGGCCTGACCGTCACCGGCGTGTGGAACGCAGATCAGGCGAGGGTGGAGTTCTGATATGGCTGAACAACCGTTTCTGGTTGGCAATAAAGCGCGGGAGCTGCTGAGGTATACCCAGAGGGCGACCCGCATCGTTTCGGACGACATCAGCCGGAGCGATGCCCGGAAGGTATTTCAGAAAGCCGCTGCGCTTGAGGACATCCGCGAAATGAAGCAGGTCTGCACAACCGCTGTCCATGCCCTTGATGTGAGGGAGAAGGAGGGCTTCACGAAAAGCACCTTCAACCTCTACGGCAGGGACATCAGGGAGATAGCCAAGAAGATTCTGCTGGATGCCCATGCGGCCAACAACGTGAACTTCGCCACGGAGTACGACAAGCGGATTGAAAAGATCGGTGAGGTCGTGGACGGCTGTTCTCTGCTGCTGGAATATCTGACCCTCTGCACGGAGGATGGTATCATCAGCACCAAGAAAGCCGGTATCTGGACAAAGAAGATCACGGATGTAAAATACCCGGCCATGAAGTGGCTCAAGTCTGAACGTGGCCGGGCAGAAAATCTCCGGCAGGAAGCAGAGAAGAAACGGCTTGAAATGCTTGTCAAAGCACTTCGGGCCGTCTTTGCCCAGCAGGAGCAGAAAACGGCATAACAGGAAACTGTTTTGCAATAGGGGTACGGTTTATATTCTGACGCTGCCGAATGGTGGCTGCGCTCTCCGAACACCAACAACAGCAACAACGTCTGGAACGTCAAGTCTGATGGTTCCAACGACAACTGGAACTACAACAACACCTACGGTGTTCGCCCCGCTCCGGCTGATCTGCGAGACGAGTAGGCGTTTGCCGAAAGCAGTGCAACAGCCAAAGGAAACCGCATCCCGTCGCTTGCCGATGCAGGCAAGTGATAAACACATCCCGCTGAGGTGGGCCATCCCTGCGGGGATGCAGCCCACTACCGCAACAGCGAACCAGCGGAGGGTCAAGTTTGACATACGAAGAACTGTGCAGCTTCGAGACGCTTTACAATGCGTACCTCGAAGCCCGAAAAGGAAAGCGCAGTAAGAGCAAAACGATCCAGTATGAGGCCAGCGCTTTGGCCTGTACCGAAAAGCTGTCCCGCAAGCTGGCCGTCCGCAGTGTACGGCAGCCGGGCGGGGACATCCGGCAGCAGATATGCTACACGCCGAGCCGCTTTGAAGTGTTCTATGTTTATGAGCCGAAGAAGCGCGTTGTACACGCACCGGCATTCGTGGACAAAGTGGTGCTGCACGCGCTGGTAGATAACATCCTGTATGAAGTCCTGACCAAGAGCTTCATCCGGGACAGCTTTGCCAGCCAGAAGGACAAAGGCACGGACGACGGCCTGATGCGCCTGAAAACCCACATGGTGGACTACTACCGCCGGAGTGGGCGCGGCGCAGACGGCTGGGTGCTGAAAGGCGATGTCCGGCACTTCTTCGCCAGCATCAATCACCAAAAGCTGAAACGAAAGCTCAAGGTGGTTCTGGACAAGCGCGGCGTTGACCCGCGTATCTACGAGCTGCTTTGCATCTACATCGACGTGATGGAAGATGGTCTGCCGCTGGGTTATCAGACCAGCCAGCTTTTCGCCCTCATGTTTTTGGATGAGTTCGACCACATCATCAAAGAAAAGTACCGCATCAAATACTATGGCCGGTATATGGATGATTTTTACATCATCTGCCCGGACAAGCAGAAGTTGCAGTGCATCTTGAAGGATGTGCGGGCGCTCATGGACGAGTACGGTTTGGAGCTGAACCAGAAAACGGCTATCTTCCCACTGAGGAACGGCATTGATTTTCTGGGGTTCCATTCGTATCTGACTGAAACCGGCGCGGTCGTCCAAAAGCTGCGTCGGGACAGCGCCAAACGGATGAAAGCCAAAATCAGGCATTGGGAAAAGGCATACCCGGCGGGTGAGGTAACAAAGGAAGAAATCCTTTGTAGCTTCCTTGCATGGGATGCCCATGCTGCACACGGCGATACCTACGCCCTGCGCCGCCAGTACGCCGACCGTCTGGAAAAATTGCTCAACTGCACAATTTCCATCCACCGAAAAATCAACTCGAATAAACTCGCACGAGACAGGCGACGCGCCCGGCAATGCCGCTGCATCTACAAGAAGCAGCACAAAGCCTTGACCGCCGCTGTCTCGCAGAACACAAGACCCATTGGCGTTTTGCCGTGGGCCTGATTTTATAAGGAGGTAACAATGGCAAACGTAAAACTGAGCACAAAGGCCGTTGGCAGCATCGTCAAGATCAAGGTCAACGGCGCGGCCAAAGATTTCATCATCGTGCATCAGGGCTTGCCCAGCAGCGCCTATGATGCAAGCTGCAACGGCGTTTGGGTGGTAATGAAGGACATCTATACCACGATGAAGTGGGACGGTTCCAACAACGACTACCTGAACTCCGACATGACCGCGTACCTGAATGGTACGTTCATCAGCCTGATCGATGCCGATATTCGCAATGCCATCAAACAGGTCAAAATTCCGTACACCAATTACTCGAACAACAATGTGATGAGCGGTTCTAACGGACTGAGCTGCAAGGTGTTCCTGCTGTCTGGCACGGAAGTCGGTTTCAGCGGCGTAAGCTACATGAACACCGAGGGTGCAAAACTGTCTTACTTCAACAGCGCAAGCAAGCGCATTGCCTACAACGGCAGCAGCGCTGCCGAATGGTGGCTGCGCTCTCCGAGCAC